TCATCAACAGATAATTCTCTGCCAAGATCTGACTGTAGTGCTTTTAGCCACATATAGTATTGATTAAGATTAGTACTATTATCTTGTGCAGATGCTAAGTGGCCGGTGATTGAGTCTTCTCCTATTGACGAAAATGGACTAATAGATAATAATATGTTCGTTTTAATATCTTCTAGTTTTTGTGATTCTAAATGACTCAAACTTCTTAGATTCTTCTTCTGGAAAAACTCTAATATTATTGGATTAATTATTTCACTAATTTTATCCTGTGCTCCAGATGCCCACATGGATAACTTAGCTCCAGTTTGAGGAGAAAACTTTTTAGTCTTTCTTTTTTCTGTATCTTTGGATAGCTTCGGGCGACCCTCTCCGGACTGTTTAGGTAATGGGGAGGTTTTTGGAGAACCATTACCACCAACTGGAACTCCTGGAGTTTTCATTTCTAATGCGGGTTTTTCTCCGCCCTTTTTCTTATCTAGTTCTAAACCAACTTGACTTGGAGCAACCACCCCTGTTTGTAATGCTATTTTCTTTAATGAGTTCTCAAACTGAGGATCAAACCATGGGCCAGATTTTTTAACCATTCTGTTACTATCTCTTTCTCTACTCTCTCTATTAAGTCTTGTTTTTTCCATATCAGGATCAAATCCAAATCGTGTTTGTAATAGTTCGTCGCTAATAAGATTACGATCTGCCAATTGAACCAATAAAGCCTTTTCACTATCTTCATTGCTTAAATCCATTTTATCAAATTCTAATTTAGCAGGATACTTGAAGCCCATAGCTTTTTGAACAATAGCAATTTCTTCTTCCCAAAATTCTATTAATCTGTCTCGACCATATTGGAGTCTTTGAGTAAGTGTTTTTAAGCTAATAAAATTATTTGTCGTTCCTGCTGCACCAAATGTTCCTGTTAATGTAGGAGGAATGCCTAGTCCGGCATATATGGCATTAAGATGCGGAATATATTTGCCTTCTCCCAAGAAATTATGAACATTAGTATTACTTTCCATTAGCTCTATATCTGGCCCCCAAATCAAATCCATGGTTCCTCCGCCAACGTTATTGCCAAGGATCTGAGCAAGCTTTGAGGTGGCTGCTTTTGTTGGAGCAATTTTATGCTCTAAACTTCCTAATTTAAAAATTCTAATATTACTAATAGCACCGTCAAGAGCCGCCATATCAGCTAATTTAAGCTTCTCAACAACTGTAATATCGTCCATGATAGCATAAATCATAGGATATGCCCATGCTTGCCAATCGTCTTTTTTATAATGAAATACTAGAGTCTTATCATAATCAAGAGGATATGGTTTCTTGTTTTTAGCAGCTTCTATGATTTGTGCAGGTAAGTTCTCGATAACTCTCTTTTCATTTTCTGTTTTAGGATTATTAATAACCTTGCGTAATGCTGCTGGTAAAATCAATTCGTATGTTTTATTATTTAAGAATGACGATAGTGCTCCAGCAGATACTTCAACACAAACAGGATCTATGAAAGTATATTTCCATGGGATTTCTCTTTTTTCAACATTAACCTCTGGTAAATCATTGAGCTGCATATCCGCAGTTCCTAGTGATTTATATAGTTTATCGGCAACTTTTATACTTATCTTTGCTGTTCGTCTGTCTATAACTATATTACCACTTTTATATAGATTATTAAGAAATCTTTCACTACGATCCTTGCCATTTATTTTCTTAAACCATCTTCTGTAAAATCTTTCTATTCTTTTATTTCTATGAACTAGTCGTATGCCCTGACTAGCAAAATCGCCCATAAGATCTATTACGTTTTTTACCAAGCCTACTCTTTGGTAAATTCGCTCTGCTCTTTGCAAGATCATTTTGATCTCATTAGGAGGAGCCTCTTGTGGTCTAAATGTATAGTAATCGTCTTTTGTTAATCCTGGGCGACCTCCAGTAAGACCATCCAAATTGGAGAAGTCGAGGCTATATCTTCTTCCTCCAGCAGCAGTTGCTCTTTCTACCAGAGTAAATTCATCTAGTGATGCTCCAGCAGTTTTTAGTGCTTCTTGTTTGCTAGATAAATCGTCACCCCATGTCACATAAGCTTCAGGTGGTGCAGTGTTAGATGTGCCTAGTACTTCCTCTTTTGATCTTTTTTTATTAGCCATAATTATTTAATTCTAATGTAATAGTATTGTAAAGAGATTACTAGTTTAGTAATACACTTTATCTATAAATTCCTGTATATACGTCATCATTTGCTCCACCAACGAACCATTCTGGTCCACGATACATGCTTCCGTTGTTCTTTGTTGAGTCTTTTGCATTTGCTCCTATTATGTCATAATCAACCGGTTTTAAAGCTTTATTAAGTTGTCTTGCTAACATATTTGCTATTATTAAAGAACTATATCGGTCTTTTCTTAATCTTCCCTTTTTACCATGGCCAAGTTTAGTTTCTGGAGTATCCCAACGATCTCTAGCGTTTGGTCCTTGGCTGGTTTGTGACATAACTATGGTTGTAAGTTCATTTTTTAATTCTTCTATTTCTAATATGCATTCACTAACACTATCATACAGAGGATTAAGGTCGGCCTCTAATATGCTCTTACCTTCTCTTTCAATAGCTAATCCTAAAGTCAAATTATCAAATGCTGGAAATAATAACGCCTTGTCTTCCAAATCTTTTCTTAAACCATGATTAGCTTGACTTGTCCATTCGGCTTTTGCAAATTGAATCAATTCTAAAATATGCAATCCCGGCTGGTCATCCGTGTCTTTGCTTTTATCCTCTATTGTTGGCCAAATTAAAACTTCTCCCTCTTCGAGCTTGTTTGGATCGTGTAATGATTCTTCAATGGCAACACCACCTCCTTGGGCATCCATTCCTATTTTAATTGGCTTAAAGGTTTTCATTAGATTTCTAATTTTACGAGCACAGAAACCATAGAAATCATGTTCCGTTATTAATCCGGTTTTTTGACGCTCTTTAAAATTAGCTCTATTAGTAGTCCAGCAATACACAATTTTGGAATGCGTAGGATTGACCTCTAATATAACTATACTAAAATTATCTTGTTCACTTGCAGGGTCGATTCCATATACGTATTGTTTATTAGGATCTCCTCTTGTGATAGCGTCAAACATTACTGGCTTTCCATCTATTAAAATCTGAGTATTTGACACCACACAGCTTTCAATTAAACTTCGTCTAAAGAATCCCTCACTATCTTTCACAAAGCAAGCTGCATATTCCATATTGTATATGCCAGTATGTATTGTTGCTTTAGCACGACTAACTTGTTTATCATCCATGAATCCTTTTGGAATAAGCTCATAAGGAATACGAATGATACTATAATCTCTCCAATTAAAACTATCAGGAATTTCTCCTTTAAATATATCTTCAAGTTTTCTTTGTTCTCCTTTGCTTTCTATTATTGCTTTATATCTTTTCCAATAGCTTGCAAAATGCTTAAAGTCATAATCTGCAGTTCCGCTTATTATCGCTTGATTACCCATTTTAGTATTTAATACTTCAAGTTCTTCATTCCATATTCCTGCTTCAATCATTGCTTTCTTTTTAGCTTCTTCTTTAACATTCTGAATAGGGCTTGCTGATACTGCTGCGAATCCTGATACTACTGTTTCATAAATATCTGGTGATATGGATGCAAATTCGTCAGCGATGATAATATGCGCGCGTAAACCTCTAATCTTACTACCGTCGCCCATAGGAATAGCAATTGTCCAACTATCTCCTAATCTTATAGTGCATCTATCAACATCTCGTCGTGGACCATCATCATTACCATTAAAGATACTTCTTAATATAGGACTACTACGCCAAATGGTTTCCATATATTCGAAAATGATTTTACTTTGACGAAAAGCAGCACCCACCACAACTATTTTTGTTCCTGGACAAAAGGTGCATTTTATCACACAATATAGAGCTAATAAAAATGACTTGCCCCAGCCACGACTAGCAATATACATTGGGAATGGCCGTATCCAAAATTCTTGTAATATTAAAATTTGCATAGGATGTAATTCAATATTAAATAAAAGTTTAACCATGCTTCCAATATACTTTGGATCTTTTAAAACTTTCATTAAATGCAAGTCAGGGAGTTCAATATCTCTCTCTGATCTATTGATCATCACATTCTTTTTTAACTTTATTTGATTTATATCGCCCAGATCTAGCCAAGCATCATCAAATGATATTCTATTTTTAGATTCACTCATCTGACTTTTTTACCATTTCTACATAATGTATTTTCTTTAGAATAAACTCGGCTATTTTTTCTGCACTACTGGCATTGCCACAAAATACAACTTTAATATTGTGATTTAGCTGTAGTTCTAAAATATGCTTAATAAGAAATGCTGGAGTAATTTTAACTTTATCCCACATTCTTTTGGGTACAGT